GATTGCAACAGGACTGTTTTAGCACAGGAAAATAACACATCGGATAACAATATGTGGAATGCAGGTGCGTTTGAAAAACATTTCAAATATCTGTTAAATAACACAATTCCAAGCAGTAGACAGGAAAATCGTCCATTTACCAACACAGTTATTGGTGTTCAGAAGATTTGGATTGACAGTATGGGTGCTGGTGTTGTTAAGCATAAGGGTGGTGAAACGTTTTTTTATGGCTCACGTCTTATATATCATTTTGGTGGTGTTGCTGCGCATGCAACAAAAAAAGTAGATGCTACAAGTAAAAATCGTAAGGTTACTTACGGTATTCAAACGGTTGTAAACGTAGCAAAGAACCAAATTGATTGCGACCTTGGTGGTGTTTCGTTTGAGGGTACAATAATTTCAACCCCTCATGGATTTATTATTCCAGAAGAGATTGACCAATACAAAAAGGACAATATTCTTTATTTCCGTAACAGACTTGGTTCTGATATTAATGCAGAAGATATCAGGGATGAATTTACTGAAATAAAGGAAGGTGAAATTTTGGAAATCGAATGAAAACCAGAACTTTGTTAGTGGATTCTTCTTATCTTTTACAACGTTCATATCACGGAGCAAAGGATACATTTACCGCCAAATTCGGTCACATTGGCGGTTTGTATTATTTTATGACAACCATTCGTAAATTAATAAAGGAGCATATGATTAATAAGGTTGTGCTCATTTGGGATGGGGAAGGTGGTGGAGTAATGCGCCATCGTATCGATAGGGAATATAAAGCCAATCGAAAAAATAAGGAATGGTATAGAAAGATTGAACTATCTGCTGCGGAAATCCGCAGGGAAAAAGCTAAAGAAGAATCCATTTTAAAACAAAGAAAACGCATTCAGGCATATGCAGAACAATTATATTTAAGACAAATTGAAGTCGATGATGTTGAAGCTGATGATTTAATCGCAGCATATTGTCAGCAATACAACAACAAAGAAGAAATCTTTTTGTATTCAAATGACAGGGACTTTGCACAATTGCTTGATTTGAATATCACAATCATATTCCCAAATATCAGTCAACCAGTTACCAAAATTAATTATATGATGTATTTTAAGCATCATTATTCGAATGCATTGGTGCTTAAAATAATTTGTGGTGACGTATCTGATAACATAAAAGGAATTGAAGGGATAAAGGAAACAACGTTATTAAAATATTTTCCAGAAATGGAATATAAGCATTTATCGGTTAGAGAAATTTGTCAAAAAGCCGATGAAATGAATAAGCAAAGAATTGTTGAAAAGAAGCAGCCACTTAAAGCACTTGAAAATTTATTGAAAGGCGTTGAAAGATTGAAGATAAACTATCAATTAGTTAATCTATCAAAACCGATGTTAACGGAAGCAGCAATTGAAGAATTGCAGCAATTGGAAATGCCATTGTTGGAGTCGGATGCAGAGGGAAAAGAGAAAAGAGGGGAGAGATTATACGAGTGGATGGTTAAAGAAGATGAGTTTTTATCGGTATATGGTAGCACATATCCCAATTACATAGAACCATTCTATACTGTAATCATGCGTGAAAGACAATTACTTAAAGAGTATGAGAAAAAAAATTTAACTACTTTGTGAAAAAGTCTTTCACTTTTGCCGGATTCCAATTATATTTGTGTCAATAGTATTAACCATAAAAAATAAATCAAATGAACGAGAAAGAATTTAATAATGAGTTTAGGTTTTCACTGTATCAGGGTAATGTTTTGTTAGGTGAAAAAGTTTTCGATGCAGACCAGTTTAACCCTTTTACAAGATATTCCATTGATATAAGGGAAATATTGCCCCGTGCAATAACTAAACTCCAAAAAGTACTTTCAAAAAGAAGTTATGTGACGGAGTTAAACGAGAGACTTGATTTGTTTCAATATCATCAGAAGATGATAAGTTTATATCCACAGGAATATAGGGGGGGTATGCGTTATAATCCACAGCCAATTGTTCAGCAAATTGAGGAAAAGGTAATTCGTGGTGTTGAATGTAAAATCGGTTTTTATATTAACGATAAAACCATAGTTGAAAGGCTGTTTTATGTTGATGGTTTCAATCCGGTTGCACGCTGGTCGGTTGATTTAATTGACACAGTTGTTGAGGTTGGAAACACAATTTTCAATCACATAAAAAGGGACGACATTGATAATATGTGGGATGATTATGATTTAATTAACATCAAAGGATTATCAATTAATCAAATCAGAGAACTTCCCCCGGCAAAAAGAGAAGAAATGCTGCGAAAACTCAGGAAGAACTGAGTTTAAATAATATTGGGCAGTTGCTGTGCTCTTGGTTTTTAAAATTTGATTCATAATTATTTTTATTCTTTATATATTAACAGCAACTGCCCTTTTTATAACATTATTATAAAATGGCAGATAGTACAGAAAATACTTTTACAGCATATCTCGGACCGGAATTTCAGCAACGCCTTATGTGGCAATTGCTTGTAGAACCAGAATTTGCAGAAAAAACCATACCGAATTTAGCTATTGAATATTTTGATGACCCCAATTTAAAGAGGTTGTTCATCATTATGCTTGAATACTTTAAGGAATATGAAAAAGTTCCAAACCTTCAAAATCAGAGTATTCATCAGGCAATCAACAAATACAAAACTCCAAATAATTTAATTGAAGAAGAATCGTTATTTTCTGTCATTAAAAGAATTACACTTTGGAACGAAAGAATTTTAAATAAAGAAATGCTCCACGATGGTTCTGTCGTTCAAAAGGAAACAAATACTTTTATAAAACAACAGGAATGGAGAAAATTTGCTGAATTTATTCTCGACAAAACAAAGAACGGTGAAATAAGAAGAAAACATGTGCTTGGTGAAATTGATGAGAAAATTCAAAGAATTTCACATATTGGTGATGAAGAGGATTATGGCACAGAAGTAATTGACAATATTGAAAAAGCGTTAAGAAAAGAGTTTCGTCAGCCAATACCAACGGGTGTTGATGTACTTGATGCGGTCACTGGTGGTGGACTCGGTAAGGGCGAAATAGGTGTGATATTGACACCAAGTGGGGTTGGAAAAGCGCAACCGCTTAGTTCTAAGGTACTTACTCCAAATGGTTGGATTAAAATGGGTGATATTAAAGTCGATGACTTGGTTATTGGAAGCAATGGTAAGTCGCAAAAAGTATTGGGTGTATTTCCACAAGGGAAGAGAGATATATATAGAATTGATTTTACTGACAACACATCAGTATTGTGTGATAAGGAACATATTTGGTCAGTAAATACCCACAAACAAAGAACAGATAAACATAAATTGGGTGGTATCACATACTATTCTCCCGATAACAGTTATGTTCAATTAACTGTTAATGAAATGATGAATGATTATATATTATCCAACAATAGCAAAACTGTTTTAAATTATAGACTACCTAATATTCAACCAGTTGAATTCATAGAAAAAGATGTTAAAATACACCCATATGTTATGGGTGTACTATTGGGTGACGGATGTTTATCAAAAAATAATCAACCACATATAACAACAACGGATAAATTTGTCGTTGACAGAGTGCGTGATTTATATGAAAAAACAAAGGTTGTTGAATTTGAAGGACGTGGGGAGAATTATTTAAAAATTTATAAAATATTACTTCTCGATAGTAAGCTACACTTGCAAAATGATTTAAATTTATACGGTAAATTATCATATGAAAAGGAAATACCTGAAATTTATTTGTTTAATTCCATAAAAAATAGAGAAGCATTATTGCAAGGATTAATCGATAGCGATGGCACAGTATCATCCAGTGGCACTATAATATATTCAACAACATCAAATAAGTTGGCGTTACAGGTTCGTGAGTTAGTATTATCATTAGGCGGAACTTGTGTAATAAAAAATAAAAATAAACAATATAATAAAAGTAATCAAAAAGTATATGGTAGAGAATCATATGACATAACAATAAGTTTTCCAGAAACTGCCAATATTCAACCATGTTTATTACCAAGAAAATTGAAAAGGGTTAGATATAGAATTAAGTATGCAAACAAAAAATTTATTTGTAATATTGTTTTTTCACATGAAGAAGAGGCTCAATGTATTTATGTTGAAAATGATGACCATTTATACGTTACTGACGATTATATTTTAACGCATAACACCACATTACTTACTAAGATTGCCAATTATGCATATGAGGCTGAGAAAAACGTGCTTCAAGTTATTTTTGAGGATACTACGGAACAGATTCAGCGTAAGCATTATGCTATTTGGTCAAAAGTTCCATTAAGTAAAATGGATGACGAAGAAGAAAACAAGAAAGCATTTAAAATTTGTAGTGAAAAGGCTGAATCAATGAAGGGGAAGGGTGTTCTTCTTATTAAGAGATTCAGTCAAGAAAACACAACAATGCTTGACATTCGTAATTGGATGATTAGGCATCAAAAGAAAACTGGAATTAAGTTCGATATACTTATACTTGATTATTTGGATTGTCTTGAATCACACAAGAAAACACCCGATAGAACTGAAGCTGAACTTCAAATTATAAAATCGTTTGAAGCATTGGCATCAGATTTTGACATACCCGCATGGACTGCAATACAGTCAAATCGTTCTGGTTTTGATTCGCAATATGTTGAAGCACATCAAACTGGCGGTAGTATTAAAAGAATACAGAAGGCACACTTGTTCATGTCGGTTGCAAAAACCAAAGAACAAAAAGAAGCACAACTTGCAAATATCAGGATTATCAAAGCCAGATTTGCACAAGATGGTCAGACATTTGATGATGCTATTTTCAATAACGATACAATGGAAATTCGTATCGAAGACAGCAGGTACAAATATGCCCAAGTGAATAAGTATGCAAAGCATTATGGTGAAAAAGATATTGAAAATCTTGAAGAGAACAGTAATGAAATGAGTAAAATACACTCACATCTCTCTGATTTTCAGAAAAAATCAATTGATAAGGCAAATGATAATAGTGATGATGTTACAATAGGGGATGTTGTAGCAGATATTCCAAAGGATAAATTGGTGGATTATAAAACCGCATATGATTCAATGTATAATGGTTCGAATGAAAATAATAATACTGTAAGTGGTGATATTGAAGGATTGCCAAAACTGGAAAACTTTGCTATAAGAAGTGATAATGCGTATCCTTTTATTGAAAAACCAAAAGATGATATTTTGGAAATTGATACTGCAAATGATATTGTAAATGAGGGAATAAATGAGGGAATAACTGATGGTGTAAATAGTAATATTGAACAAAGTAATGCGGATGCCATAGCTGAAATTGAAAAAATAATGAGAGCAAATGTGGATGATGCACCGTTTGAATGGAATGGAGAATCTGGAACAACGGCTAATGAAATTGTCGTACAGCCGGAAGTAAAAATTGAAGATATTAATAAGCAGTCAGAACCAGTTGAATCCCCAAGAGTGGAAAAAGTATCACTTGATTCAAGTGCCTTTGTTTCACCGGGAGTGGATATTCACGGAAATCCAAAGAAAATTGAGATTGAGCCAGTTTCTGAAGAAAAGAAAGTGCAACTAATTGACCCTGACGAAGAAAAGTCACATCCAAGCGTGTTTAAAATGCTTGAAGAATATCGTAAAAAACAAGGAAATATAAGAAAAGAATAAAATATTTTCTTAGTTTTGCAACTTTTCCAAAATATCATCGTATTTATAAATCCAGACGTGCGATAAAATATTTTTCATTTTTTTTAAAATTTTTTTGAAAAATACTTGCACAAGAAAAAAATGTGTTTTATATTTGCATCGTCTAAATGACAAAAACGTTCTTTTAACGATTGAAATTTTTAAAATGGGGAGATAGCAAATCAAAAACAAAAAATACTATCTCACTGCTCCGGTGTAAGAACAGGAGAACTTGTAGTGTTTTCAGTAAAGGTAAAGCAATTTGTGTTGAAAACAAAAGATTGTGCGTTCGAATCGCACTCTCCCCAAAAAAAGAGAAACTGGTTGTTATTACAGTAATACAAGTAACTCAGTTGGTTAGAGTGTCCGCACGTCAAGCAGAATGTCGCTGGTTCAATTCCAGTCATTGTTAAACAAAATAACAAACAAATTATCTCTTTTTTATTTTATAACTCTGGGGCAGATATGTCACGGAACAAGTCCTCGGTTTGGAACTGAGGCGATAATAAGGGTCACCGCCTTCCCAAAATAAGGCGGTCACATTGCGGGGTGGTAGAAGTTGGCATCTCGTGACGCTCATAACGTCAAGACCGCAGGTTCGAGTCCTGCCCCCGCTACAAAAAGAAGAACGGTTGGTATTTACAGTAAAAATTCGTAGAAGTTTGAAACCAAGAAAAACCAACAAAATTCTTCTAAATTTATTAAAGGTGTTATGAAGTTGATTACTTCATGTGAATTGTGAGAGAGGTCGGATTACAATCACGAGACCGCAATCAGCACCTTATTTGATGTTCTTTAAAATATTGGGGAAAACGAAAAGTGTTTACAGTAATACGATGGTTCGAATCCATTGTTCTCAGCCAAAATTGAGAATTAGCCAAGTGGTTAAGGCACAAGTCTCTTAAACTTGCAAACAAAACAAAATACTTTTAAATTGTTCCCTTAAATTATTAAGAGTGGAAAGCTGGGAATGCAAAATTATGATAATGAATATAAAAATTCAGGCCATCCCCACCCGCTCGAAGCCTAACATTTGAAGTACCACTGACGGTTGTTGGTTAAGAATGGTTTTTTGGTCACAGT